TAGCTCATCATTGCTGACGTAGCCCGTCTCGCTCGCTCGGTGCATCTGGACATACCAGTCGTCGTCATGCTTGGCGGTTTCATACAGATCGAAGAAGGCGTTATGGCCCATAGGCGTGCCGATAAAGATAGCTTTGCCCTTCCGATCAGCGAGGGCCGGGCGTACCACCTCGGGCCATAATCGGGCGGACATCTGCGCGTATTCATCCATGATGACTAGATCGAATCCCTGGCCACGGAGCGTATCCGGCGCATCCCCGCCGAATAGCTGGATACGAGCGCCATTCGGGAAGTCGGCACGCAACTCGGCCTCGTTGTATGCAATACCCGGAATTGGGCGGCTGTAGTGTTTCAGCATATCCCAGGCCACGGCCTTAGCCTGTCTGTACAGGGGCGCGATATAGGCGAAGCGTGGAGCGCGGAATGAGCAGGTAGCTGCGGCCTTAATACATTCGTTGATAGCAAAGACTGTTTTGCCGAATCGCCTGTGGCAGACAAGAATAGCAAAGCGCTCTTTACGCTCATGCGCTTCGAGTTGGAAGGGGCGGGGGTAGTAGGGGATCTTAATCGCCGGCATCTTGGTATGCGGCTCCCAGTAATCCGACTGGGGCTGCTGATAGCACGGGTTGCCCTTTCTTCATGGCGCTCTTCATCTTTTCATTGATATGGATTACGAGTCTCTTCCCCCGCCCGCTAGGGATGTCACGGAGCGTCCGTTTACCTCCTGAGCCAACCTTAGTCTTGGTTTCAAAGACATTATCTTTTGTGCCGCCAAGGGCTCTGCCGACTTTTTTAGCCTGGCTCGGCATCATGTCCTCGTAATACCCTTTGACGCCGCCGCCAAGGATCTTGACTAGCTTTTCATAAGCTGTCTTGTATTCGTTAAACCATCCTTCTCTTGGCCACGACATCCCTCTACCCAGCTTCTTATTGGCAAGATCATATATGTCGCTGGGGGATTCAGCCGGGCCTACCATAGTCATTAGCTTTTTGAGAGCTTCCTGCGCGCCTTTAGGGACTTTTTGCTCGTCAGGGAAGCTATCAAGAAATAGCTCCCAAGTGATGTTTCGGTTGTCTGTGGGGTTAATCCAGTTATCAATACGCGCCTCTGGCTCTCTTTCCCTCAGCATCGGCCATTGGGCGACTTGATCTTCGTAGTTAGCAAACACGACGTAATCCTGGTTATTGTCGATAGCTTCCTTGATTAGTCTGCGGATGCCGTTATTCGTGGGGATTTTAATATCTTCGGCGAAAGCACCGCTGGGTGGAATTCTCTCTAAAGCATTGAATTCCTGCCTTAAATCGTGCGCTTCTTTTATCTGTGTCTCACCAGTTCCAATATGCATCACAACACTCTCGCTACCAGGCACTAGTCCCCTTTCGTTAGCCAATACTCGGGCCTCCCTCACCGCTTCCTCTCTTGTCCGTGCAGTTAATGGCACATTGCCCTCTGACGTTTTCATTACATATCGAGAAAGCTCATCAAACCGGCTTTCTATCTCGTCAACCCTCTGTTGCCATTTTTCGCCCCTTGCTCCCTTCCCTGCGGCTTGCTGCGCCCAGTCAGGTTGGAGGGCTTCGACGAAGAGTGCGTTGGTTTCCACATCGTCCCCGATTTTAATTTGGCGATCAGTTAATTGGGCATGGATGAAGACGTTGGGATCGTCGAAATGGCCGCCCGTATAGTCCTCGTACCGGCCGGTAACGGACTGTCCCTTGCCCGTCTTCCTGTCGATAAGCTCGATCTCCCTGTAGTTGAATTCTTTGGGATCGACTTTGCCCAGGGTATATGGATGCCACTGAGTGCCTACTGTTTCACCCACCCAATCCATATCCATATACATTTCCTGCGCGCCAACTTTGGCTTCATTCAGCGAGTTATAACGCATCAAATAGGGGTCTCCTCCACTAACGTCTAATAACTGATCGCTCTCTTTAACCGTCCAGCCTATATTGTTATTCCCTACAATATCGAAAAGCCCCTGCTCGTCTGATAGTTTAAATAGATCTCCCTCCATGACCTGTTTAATCATGGAGTCCAGTTCCCCAGCAGCCCAGTATTCATCGCCCGCATTTCGCCGTAATGCTTCCGCATAGTCGGCTCTCACCCAATCGTCTAACGCAAGGCGCTGAATATCGTCAGTCAAGCCATCGGCGCGTGGGATGCGTGACGGCTCCAGGTCTGTGTAGTGAATCTCTGAAGGCCATGACAATGTGGCGTCTCCTTCTGGCGTCCTCACTTTTTCGCCCACGGTGACTCTATTCTCGGTTGCGAAGCTCTCAACATCCTCTCTCAGTATCTTCTGATTCGGGGTTTCGCTAAGCCATTGCTGCATCCCGCTCGCCTCTAGCGCCGATCTAGACACGCCTTTCTTTTTGATGGCGTTGATCCATTGCTGGCCGGTGCCGCGCTTCATCGGGATCTCTTTAACGGCCTTCTGAACCGGATCGTAGAATCCGGCCTCATCGATCAGAGTGGGTACTTGCTGAATCTGCTGAGGCGTTGGCTCTACGGGGCTCAATATCCCGGGCTGTGAGGCTCTAGGGGGAGGGGCTTCAAGGAGTGGGACTTCAAGGTTGGGATCTGGCAGGAGGCTCGCTGCTTGGATGTCGATCGGAGGATCTGCCAACGGCGCTGTTATTGGCCGCCCCCACATATCTTTCACAACCCCAAGCTGGCTATCGAGAGTCGCCTTTCTAACTGCTCCCGGCACCCGTGCTGTCAAGCCGCCAAGCTGCTCAACCGCCTTGAGCGCCGGGATCGGCGTCAGCAGTCCGCCAGCTACACGGCCACCGATTTCCCACCCGGTATTTTCAAATGGGATTCCAAGCTGAGAGGCAATCCAGTCCGTGGTGCCTGGGACTGTAACTGGATCTGGGACGCCTTCCATGATTGGCGTCCTGGCCCCGGGCCAGTTATTGCGCCAATTCTGATACATCCTCGGAGTCGATTTAAGCAGGGTGTATAAATCAATAATGGGCGCAACGCCAAATGTTGACGCTCCGATCCCCAACTCTTTTGCAGCGCCAGATCCTAGCTGTTGCGCTATGCGTGCGCGGGCCGTTGGCTCGCGGAAGCGCACTGGTGCTCCGAGTATTCGATCGCGCCACGATGGCGCGCCTTGCCCAACCGGCGCATCGCCGCCGAATATTCGATCGCGCCTGTCCTGGACGCGCTGTAAGGGCCGATTCAACCCTAAAGCATTATAATCATCATGCATCGTCAGGTGCGTCCGCCCATTGCAATACGATCGGCTTATCGCCGCCTGATAGCTCCAGGCCACGATTCTCACGCCATCCCATGCGAGCCTTGCTCCACCAGATTGCAGCCGTGGTGTTGCCTGTCGTGGCTTGCTTGTACAGGGCCTCTGCCACCTTTGCGTTTGCCTTCGTCATGCCTGTCTCTAGCTCGCCCTTGAAATGGTTGTACATCGTCTGCTTGCAGACCGAGGCTCCGGTATTAGGGTTAACCACCACCTTTGCTATTTCATCCACAGGTATCCCGTAGCCGCACATAGCCTCGACCATTTGCCTCTGCTCGTCGGTGGGGTTGAATGATTTGTTAGGCATGAGAAGCCGTCTCCCCCGTGAAGTCCTCCCATCGCTTGATGGCTACGTCGACGTACGCTGGGTTTAATTCGATAGCGTAGCACGCTCGTCCTGTCATCTCAGCGGCGATGATAGTGGTGCCGGAGCCTACAAACGGCTCATAGACCGCATCCCCGGGGCTGGAGTTGTTTTCAATCGGGCGCTTCATACACTCCACTGGCTTCTGGGTTGAATGGCCGTGGCCCTTGCCTTCTCGCGCCTTGATATTCCACAGCGTCGACTGCGAGCGACCGCCGCTCCAGCTTGCCTTATTTTTAACCGCATACCAGCACGGCTCATGCTGCCAATGGTAATGGCAACGACTCAGTGCGAACCGATCTTTAGCCCAGATTATTTGCGACCGCATCTCGAACCCAACCGCCTCAAGGCTGCTCTGCACCACCGCGCTTTTTGCCCCTGCGTGCCATACATACGCCACGTCACCAGGAAACAACGCCCAGGCTTCACGCCAATCCGCCCTGTCGTCGTTAACTACCCGCCCCAGCTTCTGGGTGTTTTTGTTTACTCCGGCGCTCGCTCTCCAGGTCGCGTCATACTCCACGCCATAGGGAGGATCTGTAACCATCAGGTGCGGTACTACGTCGCCCAAACAGGCCGACACGACGTCTGTATCAGTACAGTCGCCGCACACTAAGGTATGCCGCCCCAAAGCCCACACATCGCCTAACTGGGCTACCGGCTCCGGGGCTTCGGGGATCGCATCGGGATCAGTCAATCCCTCCGTGGTGTCCAGGAAGCCGGCAAGCTCACTTATGTCAAAGCCGATCAACCCTAAGTCGAAGTCTAAGTCCT